TGAGATGTTAATACTCCACGATAATACTTAACATATTCACCAACGTCCATCTGGCTTGATTGCGGTATATGATCTTGATCATCATCTTTTGCCATTATATCATACCCGCCTCAAATTTCTTCCAATTGATAGCATGACTTACGTCCCACCCACGATTGTCGATAGACTTAATTATACCTTCGATATATTTAATTACCGTTTCCAGATAACTGATTTTTGCACCAAGTTCTATAATATCATCATCAGAATTAATATACATTTGAAGATCAGTTTTCAATACCTTCAAGTCAAATGGTTTTGCAACATAAATTTTTGCATCAGCCTTGCCTCCATAATATTCCCACTTGGAACGATATAGACGTTGGTAGTCACCTTTATTTTTTGCAAGTAAAAGTTCAAACCTAGTTCTATAATCCAACCACTTAGATTTTAATTCTTGATTCTTATAAGATTCTTGATCATGATGTTCATAGTTAATAATAGGCAAATCCTGTTTTGCTTCCTCTTTCAATTCATCAAGCGTCATGATGTCGGCCTTTTATACTGACCGTAAGTAGGCGGCCTTTCATACTCAAAATTTGTCATTACATGTTTCATAAAAATATCCTTTGACCAAGGCACATATTTGGTGATGTTAAAGCTATCTGAAATTTTATTATAATCCTCTCTTATACTTAGTCGTTCTTCCTCTGGGATTGATTCATATATAAATGAAGCAACATCAGCACTCATATCAATCCTATTTTGTATAACCCTACAAGACTGAGCTAATAAAAATCCACGATTGCCTTTCCAATCTTCTCGTTCCATAATTTTTGCATACTTATACACCAAATCCTCCTCTGTAAATTTTTCAATAGAATCCCAAAAAGGCCCTACCCTATTACACGTTTTATAATGAAGTAACAAATAATCTTCTAATTTACTATAAAAATCAGAAACCCCTTTAGAATATCTTTGTGGATTTGGGTCTTTTAATGCTCGCATAAAATTAGAAATCTGTGTTACCGTTTGTCCAATAGAAGGGCTATCTAAAGCATCAAGAAATCCAGCAGCCAAGCCTACTGCATAACAATTCTTAATCGCTGGCGTTTGCAGCCAGCCAGGTGCGTATTTCAAAAAAGAGACTTCGGTATCCCCAAATTCTCTTGCTGCTTCATCCTCAGATAAAAAATCCCTGCTGTAAACATATCCTCGACCTCGACCTCTTTTTAAAGGAATATTCCAAAACCACCCAGCGTTTCCTGTGGTAGAAACTGTCATCATATCTTTAGAGCGATTTGCCCAATTTTCTTCATAAGCAATATCTTCAATTTTTTTAAATACAGCTCCATTACACGGTAATTCTGATTTTATAAATTTCCCCCCTAGAGAATCTATTAATACTCTTTTAAAACCAGTAGCATCTATCCAATAAGTGTCTTGTCCACCTGATACTATATGTACAAAATCGATTAGTACACTTTGTATACCATCAGGGCCTGTTTTCACATCTGTAATATCACCATAAACAGTTGTTATTTTATTTTTAAATTTATTAAAAATAAACTCTGCTGTTTCATTTGCATCCAAATGTAGAGTAATGGGTGAATAAAAACCTGTATCCTTATCATAAGGATACAACCCATTCTCCAGCATGTAACCGCCGATATTGATTTCTTTATTATGAGTAAGACCTTCTAAATGAGTAACAACATCATTACGATGGCCATTTATTGACCAACCAGCAACAGCAGGTTTATTTGACCACCCTTTAAATATTGCTCCATGTTTAGGCCAACAATTTGTTTTTTCAACAAACTCTGTTGCTATCCCCATACGTTGAATAGCAGACATTAATAGTGGTATGGTAGATTCTCCAACTCCAATAGTAGGAAGTTTGGAACTTCGGATATTAATAATATCACAATCAAATGTAGTTAATAGCCCACATACTAATGCTCCAGTAGTACCTCCACCAACTACAATAACAGTTTTCTTCATATTGTCACACAATCAGCAGTCATATACTCTGCAAGATTTTTTCTATTCACAACAGTCCCATCTTCAGTTATAGCAAAAACATTAAGCTCTGGTGGAGCTCCAAAAACTTTTGGTGGAGTCCTTGTCTTACCACAACCATAAGCATATTCGGAATCGCCATTCATTTCAAAAATAAAATCTCGTATCCAAATCTTACCCTTCTTATATCGATCCTGATTGGCCTCATTTCCAGAATTATACCATTTATGCTCTTTATCGATATGTAAATTTATTGCAAACTGCTGAACTCGTTTATCAAAAAATAATGGTTGATAATTTTCTATATCTATTTTAGCTTGTCGAATATCTCCCAAAAGTCTAAACGATTGAGTTAAATATGTGTGTCTAGTTATCCCCCACCATCTATCCCAATTCCACTGCCAATTTTCTGGTGAATCTGTAGTAGGTTCTAAATCTACATCTATCTTATAATCGCTACCATCTCTTTGAGCATTTTGCATCATGATAGTATAACCATCAGCACCGAATAAACGATCTGCTTCACACCCTGTAGTATAAACATATTGGCTTAGATCAGAAGCACTAAAAAGTGAATCTGTAAATCTATAATCTAAGTGTTGGATTATATCTTTAAATATTTTTGGATTATTTTTTGGAGCTAATTCCTCACCGCCGGCCATGATAATTTCAAGTTGATCTTTAGGACACACTTCATAAAAAGCCAAAATTAGTGCTGTGCTATCTATTCCACCAGAGTAAAGAAGTTGAATCTTTTTGCCCATATTGGAAATTTTAAGAGCACGTTCTAACAGAATATCTTTAAGGGGGGGAAGGTTATTTGTATATTCGTACTTATTATCAGAACCATTAAAATGTTTCCGGCTCATATTAAATGCGAATTTATTTATACCCAATTGGTCATTGAGCCACCAATATCTAGGTCTAGCATATTGTCTTAAATAATATTGTTCTTCGTCAATCTTACGTTTAAATTCTCTTTTAAACTCACCCGAAAAATTTTTGAGATAAGATTGCCAAGCACGCCTATACGTACCTTTTATCATCAAAAATTTAATCATAATATATCCTTATTGAGCAGAGTTTGATAAAACTCTCCTTTACCTATATTGTCCTGAGACTAGATTATGAAAACTGTTAAAGTTTATCGTATCTGCTCGAATCTATTTATAAGGGGGTCATACTGTATATGTTATATGCAAACTCTGCTTGTACAGACATATATTCCACATCAGTAGCTGCTTGTGTATAATCTAAATCTCCTAAAGAAATTGGAAAAACATCTTGAAAAGATATTTCTATAATAGGATTATTTTTATTAGAAAGTATCATAAGATACGCATCTGAATACATTGCTCTATCAGGAGTAGCTTGGCCAATTAAATCTGGAGAAGCCTCTCCCCCATCAGCTGGAGTATTTGAAGTTATATCTCTAAAGGTTTTAAATTCTCCTCGTTTTTGAGGAAATCCAATGCCGGTCATCCAATTATGTAAACTAATATAATTTTCCAGATATTCATCTACTATAAAATTTACTGTTAAATTATTATAGTCTAATTTTTCCCCCATCAAAGGAATATCTTTAAACGGCGTCGCCTGAGAAGCTTGGGGCGCAGTAATACCAGGCAAATTTACGCTAGTAACAAAATACTCCACTTTAGGAAGCTGATGAATACCAAACTTAAATTGAGTCGGACTCGCATAATCTAACTTATCAGGTTGTCTTGCTAGAGGTGATGTTGAAGTTGCCATCAGTCTTTTCCATTCGCAAATTTTTCTCGCAGCTTATTAACAAAATCCCATAGACTAGAAATTTGCTTAGTCATAATGTCAATCTCTGACCGCTGTTTAACGGTTTCCACGTATGTATCTCTGCGATCTAACTCTTTTGTCAAGGCATTTAAATCTCTTCTGCATGATTTGACTTCTGATTCTAATCTCACTGCTACTACTATAGCAGCGATCAAAAAAACTATTTGATGCCAATAAGCTGTTATTAGTTCCATAGGTTCTCCTATACCTCTATTTATAATAAAAAAAGAGAGGTCCGTAGACCTCTCTTTAGTTTCACTTGGGTAGTTATCTTATTACATAAGATTCGTAACTTTAACCCGGCGATACCAAGCATTAGTGTTGGCATCAAGCGATGCATCGGAGTTAACCGTATCACCAGCAGCAACTGCACCAGCAGCGGCAAATGGGTTTGCGGCCAGACCATAGCGGGTCTTAAATCCGATTTTCGGTTGGAAAGAACTCTCACCAACTGCACGTACCATCTGTAGAGGTACGTATGGGCAGTAGAAGAAGCCCGCATCATAAGGCGAAGTTCCTTTGTATCCACAAACATAGTACTGTGAAGCAGCTACGTTAGCAGAATACGGATCAACATAAACCTTGAAACGACCATTCATAACACCAGCAAAGGTGGTAGAAGTGTCATCAACATTCAAGTTATTGTTGAGGGCAGGAGTATAATCGAGCACACCAGCCATATTAAGAGCAGAAGCAACGTCAGCTGACACAATCAGCATGTTACCTTTACCCCGACGAGTCTGTTGACCAATCGCATTGGCGTCACGTTCAATAGCGAACATAAGACCCTTGAATTTCTCAACTGACCAACGACCATTTGAGTCGGTATCAAGATCGAAAATTCCAGCCGTAGTCGTATTAACCTGAGCACCCTTAACAGCGGTGATATACAGATCACGAATAACCTCACGGTTAATCTCTGCAAGAATTTCAGAACTAAGAATATTAGCAAGTTCTGTCTCAGCGTCAAGACCGTGAATGGCTTTCAAGTCCTGGGCAAGTTCCATCGTGTACTCGGCCTTGAGGGCACGTGACACGGCAGTAACCGTGGACTTTTCGATTGAGAACGCCATTTCTGCGAAAGCGTTCGTAGCAGAGTCACCCAATGCTTCTGCCTGAGCAGTAGTCATACCTGTTGCAGAAACGTAAGTTCCAGCAGAAGGACTGTCGTTAAGAACAGCAGGGTTAGTCTCAGTTGCACCAACGTCACCACCACCAATAGTACCGGCAGCGTTTTGGTTGGAGATATCGGGCATTGACTCGTCAACGAGAGCCTCAGCACCGTCCTGAGAGATGAACGAAGAGCGCATCGCAAAGATAAGACCAGTAGGCCCTGTCATTGGCTGCACGCCACATACATCATACGCAATTAAGTTCGGCATCGCACGCCGGACCAATGAGATCAAAATCGGATCCCATGTATCCATCTGTCCGCCAGACATTGCGTTTACTGGAGCAACCTCAGAAAGCATCTGACGATCTTCCATAAGAGCTGCTTCTTGGTTTTCTAGGATGAGAGTGGTAACTGCCCGCTTGTAAGAATCCTCAATCGGTGGTAGATCGGGGTGTTCTAGGACTGGCTGCCACTTTTCCTGTAGATGTTCTGTCTGAAACATGTTAGTTTCTCCTTTTTAATTAAGTTACATCTGTTAATATAATTAAGCACTCGCCTTGTTACGACTGATAGCTGACATATATGCCTTCATTGCATTAGTCGTATCAATGTCCTGTGCGGTGCCACCGTCTTCATCATCTATAGTTCCTTCACTAGATGGTTGAAGTCTGGGGAAGTAACTTTCCTTGAGAGTATTAAGTTTCTCACGAAAAGAGTCCTCAGTTCCAAACTCAACATCTTGAGTTAGTGATTTGAACTTTTCAATTTCGGTATCGGCCAAATCGTCAGAAACTTCTGAAATGACCTGTTCACGAACTAGAACGTCTTCTTTGGATTTGGCTGTGACATTTTTTTGAATAGCCTCATTCAATTTGTCCTCTAGTTCGGAAATTTTCTCAGATTGTGCCTCAAGTACATTGTACTTCTCATCAGGCACGTCAATATAGTGATCTTCAAACAACTGTTTCAGTCCAGAAATGAAATCTTCTGCAATCTCGCCTTTTAAGCCTCTTTCGATTGCCAACTCATTTTCCTTGGTCCATTCATCTACAACGTAGTTGAGATAATTATCAACTTTCTCAGTAGTCTCTTCCTTAAAGGTTTCGATATCCTGAGCTTTCTCTTCTTTAGTCTCATCCACAATTCTTTCTATTTCTGAACGAATCTTGGATTTAACAGCTGCTTCAAAAATGTGTGCAGCTTTCTCCTTGAACTCTTCAGAAAGTTCCTCACCTTCTACAAGAGCTTCAACGTCTTCCTTGACATTAATCGATTTAATCTTCTCTTCGATCTCTGCCTTGGCGTCTTCAAGTTTCTTTAAGGCCTCTACTGTTTCAGCATTCTCTGCCTCTTCAAGTTTTGAAGCATGTTGAGCCAACATCTCTTCAATGTCTGCCTTCTTCATCTTTGCGATATTCTCAAGATGTTGGGCCTTAGTTAATTTTTTAGTTTCAGCGAGGTTTTCGCCGTCGTGATCTACTTCATCACCAGCAGCAAGTTTCTTTTTCTCGCCGGGCAATGCTTCTCCAGAACTTCCTTGTTTCACTTTAGTTTCTCCCTTTGCCTGGCGCTCGATATCTTTATCGTTTGCTGGTTTAGCCTGAGCAGAACCGGCTTTTCCGATTGCCTGATCAGGGTTGTCGTTAGGAGCAGAAGCCTCTTTACCAGAACCGTCTGCCTCGGTTGCCTTCTCGACGTTCTCACCCTTGTTCTTATCGTTGGCACTGTGTTTCATGGGGCCACCCTTAGTTGTTTCCCCAGACGCAGCATCGCCTTCAGCAGCAGGATGTTTTTGCCCGCCAACGTCTTTACGTTCGCCTGGCACGGATTCTTTCTTGTCAGCACCGGCAACATTAGGAGCAGGGTCTTTAGCCTTACTCACATCATCAGCGGCATTATCTGAACCTAAACCTTTGTCCTTAACTTTACCCAACGGCTTCTCTGATGCCTCTTCAAGTTCCGCAAGAACTTCTTGTTCAAGTTCCTCAATAGTTTTTTCTAGTTCATTATCGGCCATTTGGATTACTCCTTTTTCTGTGTTAATATTTATAAATTAAAGTTTTTTGAGGAACCTTGCAAACTCCAAAGCTTCCCTATTTGCGTCCCGATTACGCTGTTTTGTATCAAATTGTTTACGTAAATCCGCAATATGTGCCTCAACAAGGGCACCATTATTCCAGACCCACTCTTTTCCTTCCATAACTCCCTCTACAAATGCATTAGGTGCTGAAGGATCAGCGACAATATCTGCTGCAGTTGCAAGATAAAAGTCATCTTTTACGTAATTCGTTCCACCTTTTTGTTGCAAACTTCCCATACCTCTAGAAGAAACTCCTAATTTACACCCTTCATCCATTAAATTTTTAACTATTTTCCCCATAGGAGTGTCCATAATTTTCGCTTCACCCAGAAAATTTTTACCATCTGGAACCAGACTAGTAGTAATATGTGATACTCTTTCTAAATTTACCGTGGGCCCGTCTGGATGTCCCAATTCACCAAAAGCTCTTTTTTCCCTAATAAAATTGCGGTTATATTTTGCAACTTCTTTTTCAAGAACTTCCATAGGATAGATACGGCCATTTCTATTTTTAATATCGGCCTGTAGAAAAACACCTTTAATTTTATAGTTCTTGGCGCCATCTTCTTTGGCTTCAGTGACATATTCTACTTCTTCTACTGCTTCAGAAAATAATTTTACTGTATCCATCTTTTTAATCCCATATCTTATATTTAATTGGTTGTTTCTTTTTAGAGATAAAATTAAAATCCCTTACATGATGTTTTCTACGACTGACCCCTTTTTGTGGAAATCCAACACCCATTAACAATAAGGGGGATTTTTCTAACAAGGCAATCTCTCTAATTGCATCACTATCCATACACTGGCAACATCCTGTCCGATACCCCATAAGAGATGCCGCAAGATTAAGATATCCAGCTGCGATCCCTACTGCTATCTGTTTATCTCTTTCTAGTTCTGTCTTTCTTTCAGAACTTAATTTTCCATCTAGCAAGAACTCCCTAGTTGCTTGATTTCTATGAATATCGTCCTTTAGATCATCTAAAAAATCATAATCTTCAAAAATCACTAGAAGATTTGCGAGAGTTTGAGGATTTGTCTCTGTTTCCCTCACCTCGCCGAGATCGTATGTTGCTCCCTGCCTTCCTTTATATGTACCAAAACCGTAAGTATTTTCATGAATCTCTTCAATTACATCACGATCCTGTATAAAATGCACTTTATAAAAAGCAATATTCTGTTTACTTGGACAGTTTGTAACTGCATGTAAAAGAGTCTCTACATCTTTTTTGGGAAGTTCTTTCCCCAAATCCCAATTTCGTTGGGTGTGTTGGCTCTTAATAACTGCCTTTTCCATATCACTATGAGTATGTGCATTTAACATTTATGCTTCTCTTTCTATGTTATCCCAACCAGAAACTTTTCTCATCTTTATGATTACAGTTCCAGTGCAAGCGCCGTCATTTTCTATATAAATGTCTCCATCTATACCTGTACCAGCATTATTTGAAATGGAAGGCAATGCTTGACCACCAGCATTATAATTACCATTCCCATTTAGCGTAAATGCAGTAACATTTGAATCAGCATTCCATTCAATTTCGGTAACAGAACTAACCGTCCACCAAATTGCAACAATAGTTACTCTGGGATCAGTTGCAGCACCTTCAAGAGCAGATACATCAACAACTTTCAAAGCAGTTCCATTTGTACCAGTAATCGTACTTTTAGTAACAACTTCCCAATCTGTATCTGCTACTGTTTGAGTTGTAATAGCCATTATTTGCTCCTAGATTGATAACATTTCTTTTTCAAAGTAATCCATAACCTTTTTCTCAGGCACTTTGAACTTTTTTGATACATCATTAATTGTTTTCTCAAATGTATTTAGGAAATCTGAAGGTTTAGCATCCATTTTTTTAAAAATAGCATCAACAGCATCCTTCATCTTAGGAGACAATTTCTTGTACTGCTTAGATTTCTTATGCTCATCCTTCTCTACAACCGTATCTTCATACAATTCTTCAAAATGAATCATTCTTCATCTTCCACCTGAGTTGAGCTACCAAATATAGTTTTACTAACTTCCCGCCTTTTTACCTCTAAAGCATCTCCTACTTTTGATGCTATAGATGTTTTAAAAGCGTTTTCAGCTTCGACATTGTTATTAACAACAATTGCATCTACCATTTCCTTACTCATTTTTTTCTTCCTCTAGTCGTTCTTGCAGCTGTTCTAGCTTTTTTTGCAGCTGCATCATTAATTACTTTTTCTTCATCAAATTTCTTTTTCATAATTGCTTCAGCTTCTGCTGTAGCATCTTCACCACGTTTCTTTTCTCTCTCACCCTTATCTAAAGCTTTCTGCAAGGCCACATTATGTTGTCTTTCCATTCTTTCGGATTCTTCTTTGAGAAATTGTTTAGCTCGTTCAGCAGCTCGTTCAGCCTTTTCTCTATTTTTAACCCCCATTTCGTTTACCTTTTAACCCATTCTTTACAAGAAAACTTTTATCTACCTCCTCCCCACCAGAAGGATTGGGTGTATCGGCAGCTGATCCAGCTGCCCCTTCAGGCGGTTGTGGAGCAGTTGGTGTAGTAGATGGTGCTGATGGATCAAGCCCCAGTGCTGCCTTTGCCCTATCATCAGCGGGCATCAGAGGATCAATTGGCATCATATCAGGGCCAACTGGAATTCTTTGTATTCCATCACCGCCTGGAGGTAGAATAATTCCACCGTCCATTGGGTCTTTTTCTGTCTCAGATTTAATCTGATCACGCATAGTCTGAACTTCAGCATCAGTCATATGCAAGACTTTCTTCAAAACATACTCTTTACTAAAGAATGTGCCAATATACGGTTCTACCAAACCTAACTGGTTAACACGATCCTCTAACAACTCTGATTCTTTAAGTGCAGCAAAATGCCCATCTTCCAAGAAATCATATTGAATATGTTCTTGCATGCTGTCCCAATCATCTGGGGCTATTACTCCTTTAAGAAGGAGTTGTGTTTTGAGAATGTCAGTAAATAGGGGAGTGAACTTTTTCCGAATCCGTTGTACAAATTTAGTGAATTTAAGTTCATCTCTGGTAATTTCTGTTGATCTGCCGAGAGAAAATCCTTGCTCACTTTCAAGTCGTGAAATCGGCACGTTAAGTGAACGGTATAATTTTCGCTGGAAATACGTGATATCATCAATCTCTCCTAGATTTGAACCACCTGGCAATGTTGTAATTTCAGTTCCTCTACCACCTTCTCTTCGGGGGAGCCAAAAATCTTCCAACATTGACATATGATTTCGATCATCTCGTATTTCTCCAGTTGTCGCATCATACACCAATTTATTACGATATCGATTCATAACATCTTTTAGATATTGTTCTGCCTTTACCTTAGGCAAATTGCCGACATCAATATAAAAAATTCTGCGTTCTGGGGCTCTAGATATCCTATAGATAACCAATGCATCTTCAATCATCCTTAGTTGATTAACAGGTTTAATTGCCTTATGAAGGTAAGACATAACCTGACCAACATTCCCATCAATTAAACCAGATGGCACATAAGTAATGGAATCAAGCGCAATTTTAACACCTTGATTAGCTCCTGTTCCTGCTAATCCTGCATTTTCAATACCTTTATCGTTATAAACAAAATATTCATCTACTTTTTTAATCAATTCTACGGAACTATTTTTATCCAAATCTTTTTGAAGTTCTCTTACCTTTTTAATTCTAGTTGGGTCTATCCATCGAAGTTCTGAAATACCTTTTCTGGGATTTTTTGTTTCTATCATTTTATGATAAAATATTCTACCATCAACATACCACCGTCTAAAAATATCATGGCCCTTGACGCCAAACTCTAGCAACCTAAGAACTTCTTCAAATTCTGTTCTAACTTTACGTTTAATTTTGTCGGAATATGGTATATTGTCTAAATTAATTTCTACAGGAACATCTGTTTGATTAGCAACAATTCCCTCATTAACAATATCTTCAATTGCAGCATCGCACTCAGACTGTTGAGAGATGTCACGATATCTCTTAATCAGCTGAATTTCTGTTCGTTCTCTACCGTCTGTGTTTAAGCTTTGACCAAAAAAACCACCACCGACAACATCGATAGTGCCATCATCAGGAGTAGGGGTAGTGAAAGTTTTTTCACCACCCTTACCCTGACTTGATTTTTGTATGCTAAATCCGAAAAGTTCGGCCATAATGTCTCCTACTTTTAACTATTTAGTAGGTATCAAATTAGAAGTTAACGCCTGAAGCCTCGAAATGCTGATACCTCCACGTAATATCGAAAGTCTCAATATCAGTAGCAGCGTCTTGCGTTAAGTCAATTGCTGTTATCCCTGTAGGCCAAGCACTTCTGAAAATATAACTTTTCAGAACTGTGTCATCACGATCCATCTGTTCAACAGTAAGATCAGATTGATAATCAGCAGGAGCGATCACTCCTGTATTGTCTGCAAGATCGTTAATACCATTCATCCATCTTTCAACACCATTACGGATCATGAAATCTGTATCATTGATAACATTTGTAGTCCAAGCGTCAGCAAACTCCCTATCTCCAGCAATATAGATTTTTCTGCCCCTAAAAGAAACTTCAATTGGAGTTAATGTTTGAGCAGGCAAACTTGCTGTTTTGACTAGGAAGGAAGTTCTACGAACATCCAATCCGATTGCAATGCCAGGAGGTGGAGTTAAAGTTACCCGAAACTGATTCGCACGAGCACCGCCACCTATTAGATTAGCTTTGAAGTCATCTATCTGAGCCATGATTAACCTCCTACCTCACTAAAGGCGACACCAGTTCGTACCGCAATAAAGTTTAGGGTAATGAAGTTAATTGAACGAGCGGGTTTAATGTATATATCACCAATAAACTCGTTGCGGTCAATAACCTCACCTGTATTATTTGTTGAATCGCAGACTACCTTAAAGTCAAAGATTCCTCGTCTTCCTTGTACATCTCTCAAGAAAGGTTCTACCATGTTTCTAAATTGTGCCCTTGTAAATTCATCGTTAAATTCAAAGAGTTGATATTTAGAAGCAATGGCAATTGCCTTCTCAAGTACCAAGAACAATCGCCGTACGTTAATACGATCAAATGCACTAGGTTTGGAAAGTCCAGTTTTATCACCAAAGAGTAGAACACCTTGGCCCGGGAAATTAACTACAGGATTAACTCGTTTCCTGTAAAGTTGATCCCTTTCACTGTTCTTAGGGTTGTACGAAAGTTTAATTGCACCTCTTACATGACCTCGGTTATATCCAGCAGGGGAATACCAAGGATCAGCAACCTTATCTGCATTTGCACAAAGTCCAGCAGTATCACCGTTTAATGGTACATAGCGATATACGTCATTGTACTTATCGTACATATATTTATATCCACTATCATAAACTACATAAGACGATGATGGCAAAAGATCAAAAGCTGCAATAGTATTTGCAGTTTGAGCAATTGAAGTTGCAATATTCACTGTTGCCGAACGATATGGTGAAATAAATGCCACACAATCTTTACGTAATTCTACAAGATCAGTAAGCATCGTACCATGTGTGTCCATAGATGCAGCAGTATCAGCAACACCAGAACTAGGTCCACCAAGAACCAGATTTATATCGATATTTTCAGTGTCCTCAAACAGCCCGTAAGCAAGTTTAAGTTCACCATTAGTTACCGAATAATCATCCGTTCCACCTGTCATAGAAACAACAGTTATCGTATTTACAGCGGTGTAAGTGGTTGTAGTATCTGTGCCCCAGTTAGAACCAGCAGCAATATGATCTCCCCAATAAACGTATACAGATTGTCTGAAAATTACGTCTACATAATAGTTTGAACCACCTTGAGCCGTTTTAGCAACAGGACATTTTGAAAGTTTCTCATATCTTTCAATTACCGAATTGGTAGCCTGACCAGCGACATCATAGTCAAAACCAGTGATATCACCAGTTGTATCGTAAACTACGATATGCAATTCGTCATTAGAACCACGATTATTATCCGTAGCCCATTGTGAAGTGCCTGGAGGACCATCAAAGAGATTATAGAAAGCCCAGCGTCTGCGAATATAGGAATTATCTGCAATTGCAGCTTTCAGTCCGGCACCATTAGGATCACCAGCCAAACGAATAGTTAAAGTATTTGATGAAATAGAAGTAACTTGATACTCATTACCTTCATCACCAGAAGTAAATGCAAAAGCAGTAGAATCTGAAGATGAATCAGCAGATGAGAATGAAATTAAATCACCTACGTTAAATGCGTAATTGGCTTTATCAGCGTCATCAACGTCAATAGTTGTGTCACCAATTGCAACATCACTCTGGTTAACCAGATTATTTGTGCCTAGATGCTGTTCGTAACACGTAGAAGAAGGACATACTTGAAGTCCAAGAGAATTCCCCCATGTACCAGCAGTTCTAGCATACCAATCGTTTGATGTAACCTGTCCATCACCAGATTCAGACCAATAATCATCTAGATATATGGTATCATTCTTGATTAGAACCCCACTAGCTTCACCAGCATTGAGAAATCCCGAAGCAGGTCGAACAACCTTTAACTGATCGGAGTATTGTAAGAAACTTGCAGCTGTAAACCACCATTCAAAATTACTTGAATTGGGTTTACCGAAAACTTGAAGTAAATCTTCCTCACTTCCAATAACAGTTATATCACTAACGGGCCCTTTAGCGGCAGGCATAGCAATCGCACCGACTGTAGTAGCAACTGATGGAACAATATTTGTAAGGTCAATCTCTCGTACATGTACGCCAGGAGAGGATAGAAAAGACATATTTTTGCTCCTATGTTTAAATTTTATTTTTAGTCAAGAATATTTATAATAAAACAGTTTTCAATAACCCAATTTATAAGTGTTATAACATATAAATATTAACATGGGAAATGATCATTATGAAAAATACAAGGACACCATAAAGAAGGTAGCTAGACGTAATTATCGTAAAAGAATCGTTTTATTAAACGAATTTCTAGCAGATAAATCGTGTCAGCACTGTGGAGAGAGCGAAACTGTATGTTTAAAGTTTTACCCCCACGACTCAGAGATACGTAAAATAACGAAACGAGTCGGGACTAGTGACAAGTCTAGACAAGAAATTTTTAATCTTATGAAGAAATCCCATATTCTCTGCTCTAATTGCTGGATTAAATCAGATAATGATCTGATCGAGTTTATCTAATTGTATATATAGTTATAGTGAATTTGAACAAAGGAGATATTATGTTAAAACATTTTCTAGCAGTTGCCACTCTGGTAACTGTCTTTTTCACAACATCAGTAAACGCAGCCACTCTTGGAACCACCAAAGGTGGAGCAAATTACCAGATAGGTATCATACTTAACAAAGTTTTAAACAAAGCTGGAGTTAATATAGTTCCCCTTCCTCATAGAAGTACTCAAAGATATCTTGA